ACAGCTACTATATAGGTTGCCGTAAAAAAGTCAAGTGTTTTTTGGGGAGGATACCCCTCCCCTATTAATTATATACTGTCAACCATGTTGATGTAATCTGCAATTTCATCAGCCAAATTATTAGCCAATTTAGCATCTTCTTTTGAGAAGTCAATATTAATATACTTCAACATGCGATAACTATTGTATAGCTTGATCCACATATCTGTATATTTGGCACTTGCAGTGTTTGATTGTGCATTATATTGATTTTGATCAAACAAACCAATATTTTGCATAGAGCGTATGGCACGACCATCTTGCTTAAAGTCAATATCAGGATAAGCGGCAAAAATAGTATTAAATGTGCCTTTATTATTCTTGATCTTGCCAATAATGCTCTGCATAACACTCTTGCTAATAATCAGCGATTTGTTTTGCAGCATATTCTTTGTATGACTGATACTATTGTTATATGCAGTGTGCTCAATATAATTTGCAATTGAGTTGTTTGCTTTGGCTGCTTTATTAATAATCGTTTCAATATTGATCCAATTTCGATTATTGAATTTCTTTCCATCCTTAATACGTGGACCCATGAGATATACCTTATCAAGTCCCATATTAAAGATATTGTTAAGATTCTTCAAATCTTCAAGGAAATAAACTAGATTGATCTTTCTACCATTGATGTCTACAACACGATCTTCAGAATATACATATACTCCATTTACGGCATTCAAATCAATAGTTTCATATTGAGTAAAATTACCGGAGCGATAAAACGTAGGAATATTTACATATCCAATCTTGGTCAATTCCTTTGGAACCTTTGATCGTACAATCTTTGGTTTGTTCTTTACATATTCATTTACGAGGTCGCTCATTAGTGTGAGCGGCACAGTTTCAAATTGTAGATCCTTAAACCATGTACTCTTGGCAATTTCTGTATTGAAATTCAGATAGTACAGAATCTTTACATCTTTATTGTTGTCCAAATAATATCGAATTGCACTTTTATTGATTGTCTTTTTATTTACAATATCATTGATTACAATCTTATATTTTGGATTGCACTGCAAATTATTCGCAGTGTATGCATTTTGCGAATGTTTCATAATTCCTTTTTGAGAAATTTGAAAATAACTAAATGCTGGATTTACAACACGATGGTTCGTAACTTTTCCTAGATCAGCGTCATATACATGCAAATTTTCGAATTTATTGCTGGAAATAATAATATTGTTCCAAGTCAGTGACTTGTTAAAACAATTTTCAAGTTGACGATATGCCTGATTGGTATATGAAGCACCAGATTCATCATAAATATGACCAAAAATCTTTCCGTAGATATACTTTGCCTCCCAAAGATTATTGGCAGTGGCAATCTTTTGCTGAATGCTATCACGCATCGATTTGATAATAAGATCAACCTTGCCACGAATAGATGCAATTGTCTTTTCAGTATATTGCAATGCTTCGCGGCTAGGTGCCATTTCAATCGAACCAATATCCATTCGCAATACAACTCGACTGGATTTTAGGAAGTTATAGAATGGAACAAATTTGGCATCGTTGTATCGGGAATTGTAATCATATACCAAGTCCCAAGTCATAGGATAACTGATATTTCCCATGACAACAAACGCGGCGGCAGGATTATTACTGGTGGCAGAATACAATTCCCAACCAGCACCATTGAGCATTGGTTCGTCAATATGCTTGTATTGCTTGATTTCTTCAGAAGAAATACCAACAACTTCAGGATATACGTTCCAATATTTGAAGAAATTCAAAGATTTGAGCTTAAAGTCAACCAAATCTTGATTCTTTACAGGAATAGTGATTTCCAGTCCAGAAGGCTCATTTGAATCTTCAGTGGTCAAATGAAGCAATGCGCCTACGCCGCTCTTGTCCAATACACAATTATAAGTGATCTTCTTGCCGTCCATATAAGATGTAACAAGAAAATTATCACCATACGCAAATCCACTCTTGCTACCAATTCCCAATTGGCCAATGAATTCGTTGCTGTTGCGTTTGGTACTTTCACCATAACTACAAAAGATATTCTTCATATCTTCGTAGGAAACACCCTTACCATAGTCACGTACCTTCCATTCTGGAAACAGAGTGGTTGGCAATGTTACTTTAATCGGTGCATCCTTTTTACCATTTTCAACGTTTGCGTCATATGCATTACAACTATATTCACGAATTGGTGCCAGCTTTTTATCGCTATAAAGCTGGTCACGCAAAATGCTCATAAGATGGCGCATATTGTGACGTTGAACTGCAAATTCAACCGTCTCAAAATTACCGACAGTGGTTACAAATCTATTATTTTCTTCAACTTTCATGAACTTTTATACAACGATGTTAGATTGAGTCTTGATCTTATTCTATGTGCGTCAGAAGTCAACTTGTTTTGTATAAAAAATAATGGACATTACCATTGCGATAATGCCCATTTGATTAGCGTTTCCACATAGGATTAAGTTTACCTCGTCGAGATATAGAATAATTTTTTTGGTTTTTATCTCCGATGCCTTTTTGCCATTTTTTGTATATTCCTATTTTTTTTAAAAATCGTCTAATAATATATGGGCTTATTGAGTATCCAGACTTTGTAATTTCGTTTGCTATTAATTTAGGACCATATTTTTGGTACAAATATATGATTTTAGTTTGAATTTCTTCTGGAATTTTAACAAATTCATATCCTTTCATTTTTATACTGTTTTGTTCAGCAATTATTCGCTTAGTTTCTTCACTACGAATATCTCCACGGGATTCCCATATTTTTTTATTAGCTACACCGATTTTATTTTTCCATCTTATTTCTCTTCCAACTAATTTTTTCTTTATTTTGTCTCTAACATCATTGCGTTGCCATAATCGTTTTGCTATCTCCCGTCGTTTTTGTTTGTATTCGTCGGTTTGTCTATATGCATAACTGGACGAATTTCGATTTTCAATAATTTGTTTTTTACGAGACTCTGATTGATTTGAATATGTGTCCCCTCCCATTCCACCAATTGCTATATTGTATCCAATTTTTCTATTGGTTGTATTTAAACTAGCAATCCAATATTTTTCACGGGTATTTAAATCTTCTAGTGAATGGCATTCTTCTAAAATTTCTTTTTTAAAATTTTCTTTCCCATATTTTTTAATAGCTTTAGCCAGTAATAATCCCGATCCATAATAGTTAGGATTATTACTGGCGTCTTTACCAATATAAACTTTACCGTTTATTAAATTTGTTGTTTTGTATACAATCATATTTATAAATATGATTCATAAAGTCAAAACAATAGATTATCTGTCACTTTTTTGTGACTTGATATAGTAACTTTTTGAGTTGTTCTTTCGTCAATGACTTGCCATCCAAAATTGTAAAGATATATGAACTTTTATTGGATTCTTTACCATACGCGGAGAAAACTGCAATAGCTTGCTCTTTACGAGTTGGTAATGTTTTAATTTTATTTACAAAATTGTTCATTCCATCTACGATTTTAAGAACTTCTTCGTATCCATCGCATATAGTTGATATAAATCCACGAACCATATTAAAACATTCGTAATCAAATTTTTCAATTAACTTCGTTTCAAACTCTTGATATGAAGGCATTCCAAATTCAAAAAACAATTCTATGGTATTTTCAAAAGTTGCATTTCCTTTGAAGGCGTGTAGTTTTAAATATTGAAATGATTTTACCTTATGAAGCATTTGACCGTCTTGGCTGTAAATAACTACACCTTCCTTACCTTTCCACTGTTCAACATTCTCTAATAGATCATTGACATCAGAAAAAGTATATGTTGCCGGACGCTTGAAATTTTTATTCTTCGCCCACATATCCAATTCGGATTGCTCAAACAATGAATAATCATCGTGGCGAACAATACCTACAACATACCAATCTGGTTCGGCACCATAGTTAATTACTATTTTATTTTGTGGACTTACCCACTCAAACAAAATAGACACATTCCATGTATCAGGTGTAGCGTGATTGATACTATTTAAAAACTTTTCCTTGAAAATTTCAAGTTCATGCCCGTTGTCCATAGTATGGGCGTCAACAGTTCCACGGGTACGTAGAATAAGTTGACCCTTATACTTGCTGACAATAAGCAATGAACCATCCAATTTTTCAACAACAGTGCAATTCTTTAGTGACTGTGGCACAGGAAAATGTTCAGGATTTTCCCCAAAATTAGTGAATTTAGGAAAACCTGCGCTGATAAGTTCGCCTTGATAGTTCCATACGGAAGAACGCAAATGCTTATTATCTTGAGACCACTTGGTTCCAATATGTTGCGGCTGAACCAGCGTAACAACTTCACCGGCAACAAAATGGTCATGTGCCATGAATTGGGTCAAATCTAACTTTGTAAGGTCAATCTTCATACAATCAAGATATCAGGTTTTTATAGAAAGTCAACGAGAAAGTTTGTCTTGGGGAATTACTTCATACATTGATTCGGCAACATCATATATTCGACATCCTAAAGTTCTGGCATTGCTCCGTATGGTTTCTTCTTGACCTTCAAATAAAACAGAATCATGCAATGCAACATCAATATACGATGCACAATGCTGAATTTCTCGTAACCAATTATTAAATTTAATTTTATCGTTTTCAGATTTAAAATATATTTTCATATATTCCTATTTTCTAGAAAATCAAGATGTTTTTATAGAAACAATTTTCTTAACTTTTCGATTTCGGACGCAGGAACTTCGCTACGATGATAGCGTAAATAATGAGCGGCAAGTGAATTTGTAGTGTATTTTCCAATTTTTAAATCGTAATTTGTGCTACATTCACCACACGCACACCGATGAAATCCTTTGTATGGTGGACCGTGTTTTGCTTTTTTCATGAGCATGTCCATTTTTGCTGTATATGCATCATTTACAGCAGGTTCTTTGAGCCGAGATTGTGGCTCAATCATGAGCAACATATTGTTGGATATATCGTGCATATTTATGGAGTCTTTTGTTTCTCCAAATGCCATTTTACTACATTTCTGTAAAATGCTTTTACATTATCCATGGAAAGTGGATACGGAGAACTTACTTTGCGTGGATCGCCGGGATTACCCTTTTTATCCAAATTGTCTTCGCGTCGAGCGCAACACCAATCGTATACTTCTTCTGCAAGTTTGTCTAATTCTTCGTTAGTATGCATAAATTTATGTAAAAAAGATTGTTTATTATACAGTTATTAATTTCCAATTACGAATACATACAAATTGATTGTCAATCTCAAAAGTAGAGGTAAACTGACCTCTTGTGACCAGTTTACCTTCAACAATTTGATTTATCTTCAATGAGATTGGCTTTTTTTCACAAACCGGCTCATTGTCTTTTACTATTTGAATTTTCATACGCCCAATTTAACACGGGCATTATAAAAAGTCAACAGAATTGTCAGTCAAATTTATATGCAGGAATCGTATAAGTAGTGGCACTATCAAATGTAGTAACACCTAGATTGGTGGACACATTAACATTTGACAATGCTGCATTAATTATGATCTGTTCAATATCTGCTTTCACATGCAGTGAAGAATAACAATTGGTTGATACCCAACCATTTTTCAACAAATATTCGAGAATGTGATCTGCGGCGTAATTACTATTATTCATATTTTCAGTAGTTTACAATCTAAGAAAGTTTATTTCTTTTAATCAAATCCAATAAAATCCATTACTTTTAATTTATCTATAGCATCATAAAGTTCAGGATAATCGTTTTTATCGATTTCTTCTAATACTCGCATTGCATCAACAATTGTAAGATGTGCATCTTCATGAACAAATGAAAAATCAGTTGTGCAATCAGATGCTCCCGGCAAACTGTTAAACGGAATATATTTTATAGTGCTATATTTAGCTTTCATATCAATTACCTTCGCTCTTACTATATTCAACATCAAAAATAAAACTCTTGAAGGTTTCCAAGTCTTCTTTGTCATCTTCTGAAATTTTATTTTCATTGACTAGTTTAAGATATTCAGCAATTGTACTTGCCCAATAGCCGGGAATAATTAAATTCTTTCCATCGTATTTCAAATCATCGTGTTGAATAACAGGTTTTTTTACGGCATCGCCTTTCATGTATAATTCTTTTTCCATATATTTTTTTGTGTATGGGCAATTGCGACATCCAAAATGACAACAATAGCCTCTTTTTAATAAAAACTTACTGGTAAATACATATTTACCATTTTCAATTGTGTAGTCTATACCCAATTCCATTCTAAGTCAATTTTTTAATTGTATTTGACAAGCGTTTGTGTTTTTTCTACATATCTGTAGAATTGGCAATTGAGATGTTTGATGATTTTATTCATTCGTGCTATATCATTTTTGTTTAAATTACCGTGTTTATCATAATGATGTTTTTGTTCATCATATTCAATTACAATATTTCTTGTTTTATCATATGCATCCAATGCATATCCACATATTTCTACTTCGCCGCCATTAAGTGCATGTTGTAAATTCCAATTGTTTTCTTTATTAATCTTGTCAAAATATACACATCCTCTTGGATTAAACCATCTTCCATTCAGGGTATTTGTTTTGTATTTTTCTATCCACTTTAATCTATTAATTCTTAATTTTTCTTTGGTGAAATCACTCAACGGCTTACCTAATCTAAAATTTGATAATTTTTGTTTTGTTTCCTCAGTTACCACTCTCTTTTTATTGTTTCTAGTAGCCGCACATGATTTGCATGTATAATTGCGTCTAATTGCGTCGTTTTTTTGTGCAATAGATTTATATTTTTTTTCTTTGCCACATGAAAAACAATAGCTAATATAGGCTTCTGGTGGATAATATTTCTTTTTAGAACATGGTTTGCATTGTCTTTTGTATTTTACAAAACGATAATGACCAGAACTAGATTTAAAATTGACTGTTTTTTTACAGGTGGGACATGTTGATTGATACATATCCCATAAATAGAGTCACAACTTATAAAACATGGAAATATTTTATGGATTATATCTACATATTGTAAGTAAAATAGGACTGTTTTCCCATATATCTCTAATCATTGCATCAATGATGCGCCAGCTTCCGTTTGCAAGACCACAACCAATGTTATATGGAAGACTAGCAGTAGTCAAATTTTTATTTCTTACATCAGTATGAATCGCTTCCATTGCTCTATAAAATGCTTCATAATGAGTTTGACGCTTCTGATTACCAAAATTGTATTGACCATACAAGTTGTATATAATCTTGCCGTCTTTACCAGTTGCACTAGTAAACGTACCTAACTTATTAGCATCGCCAACTGTTGTTGCATTATCCGCCTCAACCGCCTCGGGATACAATTGACTAATAGTACGTGCAATTCCACTTGCCATACGGCAATGACAATTTGCTTGGTGAATAATGCACTGAGCATTATGTTCAAAAATGTTTTTATCAATTATTTCAATCATGTTTTTACTATAGGTTAAAATTTAAACGCTTGCAACTTTTTTTAGAATCTTTTCTACGATAACAGAAACATTCTCAGGACAGCTTTTTATAGATTCAAATTCAATACTGTGTTTGTTCAATACATCAATAATGCGATTGTCAATTTTGATTGATTCTTCCAAATTTTGCAGACGCCCCCCGGCCTCAAATTTATCAGAATCCCGCATCAAAAAGAAATTATATGTATTGATCTTTTTATATTCGGTAACAACAAGAGATTGCAAATTGTTGTCATTATTACTATCATAAATACAGCTAAGTAAAAAAGGACTATCTGTAACAATAAATTCGACTTGCCCAAGCAATCTATTGGTTATATGATGTTGTTTACCAAATACATACACTTGATTGTTTAATACATTAATAGATTTTTCCCACACTTTGGTCTTGGCGTATTCAAATGCCAGTTCGGCAGTATGTCCTTGCCACTTTAATTTTGCAAATACATCAGCAGCCATGATGCTTTTGCCACAGCCGGGTCCACCAAAAAAACTGACCAATAATGTTGGTTTCATATTTAAAACGGTAAATAATTATACATCTTTTCTGCTACATCACTTAGTTTGTCTCCAAATAAAATCTGTAATTTATACTTAGTTTCAATTTTCTTTAGGTTGTCTTTTATTTTTTGATCTATTTTTTTCGAGGGCAACAAATCACTAAATACTGTAATATCAGAAATGAGAGCATCGGTTTTACCCAATGCTCTCAATAACATGTTAATTTCAGTTTTATACTGCTGATGCTTTGACATGATGATCAATAGCTCTTATTTGCTTAGTTTTCATAATAGCTACAATTTCATTGAAATTATAAATACTATTGTGACCTTCCCAACCACAATCAAGAGTTAAACCATCTGTACTTTCTTTACGAGTACGACCCAAACTATAATGACTATGACCACAAAGCATATATGCTCCATCTTTCATATTTTCCCATACTTCTATAGGAAAATGATTAAGAACAACATATTTACCCTGTATGATACATTCAAGATGATATCCAACAAATACAATATTCTTATATCTGTATGGATACACATCAATATCAGGTCCATACTGTTTTTCTATTTCTCTGTAATAAATCTTTTTGATTGGATTTGGATGATTGCCCCAAATTAAATAAATGTTTTTACAATTGATTCTACTAATCAATTCTTCAAATTTATCCTCTGGAGTTGTCAAACAAAAATCACCGAGACTAAATAATATATCATCTGGTTTAACCAAAGTATTTATATTATTTAATACAGTTTCATTGTGTTCTTCAATATTATTGAATCCACGCTTTACATATAGAAACTCTTTATTATGATTCAAATGTAAATCTGAACAAACCCAATGATTAATATTAGGATTATTGAATTTAAGTAATTTCATTTCAGTGTTATGTGATGTACATATATTTTTATACAGTACATGTCAAGTTCGTTATTTATTTTATTTTGACCTATGGATGCAATGGTAAACTACCAATTACACTTTTACACTGTTCTTTGGTTCCAAAGACATAACCACAAGTGGTCTCTTTACGATGCAATACCACGCTACCATCATTTTTAACAATAGGAGGCACGGTATGTGTAGCCGGATCGATAAGATTGGCTATTTCATTGTTAACAATATAAGGATAGGTTGGATCGATTACAACGTCTGCCATATCAAATTTATTATTAATAGCGGATTCTAACTGGTTTTTATTTGCACTCAATACGATTACAGTGCCGAATCCTTGTGCAGTTTCACCTGCCCATTCTTTGGCTTGTTTGGTAGCTCCGTATTTTTTGATAAATGCATTGCTGGCGTGACTTGCTTGTGCCATTGCCTTACCTGCGTTGAGAGAAACGAGGTCATTTCTCATCAATATGTATAAAATATAATCTTCCTTCATAATTTTTATCTCCAAATGTTTTGGGCAATCAATTCATTTTTGATGTCCTCCCACCCTGTATTTCCGTCGAATCCAGCTTTGTCATCAATAAGCAAATTGAAATACAACTTTTTATCAAAGTCGCACAACTCGTTGCTTGGTACTTCGTGGTTTTTATTGATATAATTGAAACGAAGATCGAATCGCTTGATAATATCAAGTAGAGCATCATCATGGCTACTAGACCAAAGAATGGTCTGATGTTCTGGATGATCGTGAAGAAAGTCTAATACTTCTTTGGCATATGGATAAATAGTGGCTCCATGATTGAAACGATTATAAGTTCCAGTAATAATTGTATCATGCAAATCAATTGCCCAATACAATCTATCCCAATTCTTTTCAGCCTTTTGCTTCAGGGCATTACGAATCATCAATTGTGCAATATTCATATATTATTTATTTTTTACAAAATTCATCAAGTGTGTTCCGACAATAAATCCATTTACATTAGGGTGTATGTCTTTTCTGGATTTAATATTACTTGCCTGAAATACTTCAAATCCTTCTTTTTTAAAAACGTCTATTTGTTTGTCAGCATCTTTTACAACCTCGCCTGTTCTTAAATTTCGACTATTTATTACAATTTGTTTCCAAACCTTACCGCCACTCCAAGTATTTTTTGGGTTTTTATTTTCAATTTCTCTCAAAATAGAGTCTGGTGGAAAGTTACCTTCAAATCTATCACCCACGATTAATACTTTGTCAGCACCATGATCCAATGCACGTTGAATTGATTCTTCTGTTGTATGCAGCCCTTTTGCAAGAATTGGTTTTCTTGTATATTTACGTACAAAAGAAATTGTTTCGTAATCACCGCCCCATAGTGCATTATCATGCACACTGATCCAATCGCCGTATTCAATAGCGGTTTCCATCAACTCAATAAATGAATATGGTGATTTGAATCCGTGTGGACTTTGGGTTTTAATTTCGGCAATAAAAATTGGCTTCATAATTATTTAATATATGTATTGATTCCGAGTTTTGCTTTTTTGGCACTACCTTCAATTTTATCGAATTTTTTATTTTTACCAATTCTCCATCTATCTCCAATACATGTCATGTCTTCTCTACATTTAGGACAATATCCTCCACACCACGATTTTGCAGTGGTGTTGCATTTTAAACAAATATAATTATATTTTCGCATGTGTTAATTCAAGTTTACATTGATAAGGGTGAATTACAGGATCGGTTCGGATCGTTGTAAAATCAAAATCATAATTGTCATTTGAGTTGAGGCGCATTGTATAGATTTCACAATTATGTGGATTTGTCCAAGTTTCAAATTCAGAAACAGTTTTATGAAACCAACGCATCATAAATACTCGCATACTCATACCATGAGCAACCAACAAAATATTGTTCGGATAAGTATTTTTTTCAAAGTCTCTATGAAGTGTATTAAGAAAATCACTTACACGATCATATACATCGGCACAGCTTTCACCGCCATCAAATCGATAAAAAAACGTACCATGTTGATCGCGTTCTGCTTCTAGCAAATCACTATAATTTGCGTCATAATCAATAGGAATTCTTCCATGCCATTCTTGTTCACGAATGCGCGGTTCTTCACGGGCAAACGCAATTCTATTGATTCCATCAGAATTGAGCGTTTTAGAAATGTTATTGAGTGTCTGTATGGTGCGAAAAAAAGGACTGTAATATACACCTAGTGTTTCGTTACCGATAATGTGCTTTAGTTCGGTTCCTGCCCATTGGGCTTGTTGAATACCAATATTGGTTAGATTCAAGGCATAATCAGGCTTTTTGTGATAAATCGTTTTATCTACATTTCCTTCACTTTGGCCGTGCCGGATAATGAATATTTTCTGGGGTTTCACAACAAATCCTTTCTATAATGAATAACTTTATTGCACATTTCAATAAATTTTTTGTCTGTTAAATCTTGTTTCATAACGTTAATAATTTTATGCACCCACTGAACATTACCTTCTACATATCCTTTACTAGAGTCTATTCTATCAAGAGATGCTGTTCCGTCACGATCTTTCGCTGTCTTATTAAATTCAATTAATTCTCCAGTTAATGCACATTTTCTATTTTGTTTTTCATACAAATTCCAAATATATTCGGATGATAATTTAAATTCTAAATTTCTGCGTTTTGCACTTTGTTTAATCACACATAAATACGATCCGGGGATTTCTTTATATCCTGTCCAATGAGGATGTTTTGAATTTGTATAAAAATGACTACATCCACATGATCTGATCGACTGACAAGTTAAATGTGAATGTTTAACAATTGTTGTATTTCCACAATTACATTCGCAGAGCCAGTATTGATGCTGTTTACGTTTTTCATAAAATTTAATCACTTTTAATCGACCGTATATATTTCCTGTTAAATCTTTTTTTAGTTTTGAAGGTTTTTTATGATTGCATGAATTACAACATGTATTATTTTTTATAGATCTTTCTAGTTTATATTTTGTTTTATAAGTTTGTTGGTTATTACAAATCGGGCATGATTTTAGATATATATCGCTCATATCTTATAAATAGAACGGTAAATACTAAATCATTAAAAATTTGTAATTTGTTACGGACATTGTAAAGGAAAAAGACTGTCACCGTTTATGATGACAGTCTAGCTGAGTTTTTTTAAAAGTCAAGAACTTCTAAATTGCTATTCCTTTGAATGTAATTGTCTTTTGATTTTCTCTACGCAAATGTGTATTTGGACTATCAATAATTTGCAACAAACCAAAAATACTATAAGTTGGATGTTGCTGTCGAGCTTTTAGAAATGAAATTACATCTTTTGGAATAAATCCACGTCCAATATTCAATTCAAATAAAGTGGGCAACCCCTCCCCAATACCCACTTTTTCGTCAATTTCAGTTTGATTTAAACCAAGTGCGGCCAAATTAGCATATGCAACACATACTGATCTATTTGCACCAGCATGGCAATGCAACAAAATAGGGCGTTCATCACCACTAGCCAATTTAGTGTCAAGAAATTTGGCAACACCATAAAATGGTGCATATCCCCAATTACCCACTTCGTGAATAGGAAACCACAATGCTTTAATACCAGCATTTTGATATTCAAATGTCATGCATGGAGTATCACTGACATTAACAACTCCATAATATGTCTTTTTAACATATTCTGGATTTTTACGAATTGGATGATCGCTCGGATCGGGTGTTACCTCAAATAATTTCATAGGTTCAACGCACGTTCAAATGCAGGATGTATAGTGTTAATATTGGCAATTTTACTATATTGTGTCATATAGTAAACTTCATAAAATTTACTATTTTTCACTTCGTTATATTTATTAGCTTCTTTAATTGAATTATCGTAGATGCTTTTCTTCAAATCATCAAGCCAATTGACAGGAATTTTTGCATCGATACCTGTATCTACACGAAGTGTATGGGACTTTTTAATATCAAATCGATATGCATTGATTTCCATGGCATTAATATCTTTTTGATAGGATGCAATCTCATAAAAAAGCATTCCAGAAACAGGTTTTGTAACCAATTTACCATCTATCAAGTTACTACTACGTTTGTAATATGAATTTCCACTTTGTTTTTCAATAAACTCTACTTCAGTGGAATTTACTTTTCCAAGATAAATGAGTCGCTGAGTCTTACTTTCGTAAATTCTACCAACTTGTAGATTTTTAATTTTGTTCAAACTATTCATTTCAGTGCTTTTAAGCATTTCTTCATGCAATGCACTGTTGGTGCGAATTAGCTTCATCGCACTTCCAATTTTTGCCCAAATATATTCTCCTTTGAGTTTGCCACCAATTTCAATACCAGCATTCAAAATGGTATCAAGTAGAATGTCTTCTCGCAAATCTACATAATATTTTCCATTGACGATCACCTTGTAAGCACGTCCACCATTTCCACGATGCTCCAAACTTGTTACAATAACATCTGTAATTGGTTTATTGTCAACTTCTTCTACGTTATATCCAAACACATCATACTTTTGTTTTGCTTGGTTCCAAATGCCATTTTTCTTTGCCCATTCTTCTCCGGTAGCGCAAGTTTTTGCATTGTCTGCATCACTTACAAATGTTTCATTTGCCATGACTGGCTTGCCGATAGCAATTTCCAAATCATCATAATTCAATGTTATTTTTCGCGGATTGCAAACAAACAACTTAAGTTTTGTAGGAATATTTCCAATCATAAAAATTTAAAGATAATTACCAAACGTTTCGCGGGTACTAAGCATTAATGGCAACTTCAATGCTTCGTGACGATTATAAAGCATCCAAGGTCCATGCTTTTCAGGTTCCAAATTACTAGGAATATCCCGACTGTCAAGATAATACTTGAACCACATCGTATAATTGCTCTTGGCACCCTGATGCTTGGCAGTAGTTACAAACTGAATATTGGGAAACTTGAGTTGAAGACCAGTTTCTTCCTTTACTTCACGAATTAAAGCACTGATATAATCTTCATTTGGTTCAACCATTCCACCGGGGCAACAAAACTTATGAGTTTCATAACTACCCTTTCTTTCGGCCAAATAAATCTTATTTGTCCACTTGTCAATCAAAATTACACACACTCCAACACTCTCATTCTGAGGAATATTATCGACGAATTCAACCATATAATTATGCTTTCTTTTTTAGATTTTTAGCTCTAGTAATATTATACTTACAACGCTTTATTCTATTTTTATATACTTTAGTTAATGCTGCTTTTGCTTTTTTATCCATTGTTCTATCCAACTCCAAATCATACAATACAGAACCAATCATATGCATTTCTCTAAGCCATGCAGAAATTAGTGTATTATATTGATTTGTTTTGGACATATATCAAATAAACAATTCGCTTACACTTTCATTGTTGTGAATGTTGTTGATTGCCTTGGCAAATACCATGCTAACATCCAATTCAACAAGACGATCCGCCAACTTTGTATTTTTGGCAATATTTGCGGTATTGCTATATACAAATTCATCAATATTCTTGTTTACAAGTGCATTTTCCAATCGATTTACACCTGTTTCAGTAATGCAACCGTGTGTGACAACGGTCGTTACATGCTTGGCACCATTGTTTTTACAAGCATCGGCAGCTTGAATGAGAGTGCCGCAACTTTCAGTCAAATCATCAATAATAATTACATGCTTGTCTTTGACATCACCAACAATACTCTGCAATTCAACCTTGTCGTCGCCAATACGCTTTTTGCTAATAAATCCAAAATCACTCTTTAGAATACTAGCATACTTTTCAATTCGCTTAACAGCACCAACATCAGGTGCCATCAAAACAACACTGTCGCGCAAAGCAAGACCGTGATACTTGCTACGAATATAATTGACAAGCACAGGTTCAAAGGTCAAATGATCAAATGGCAAATTGGTAAAGCCACCAACTTGAGGACTGTGCAAATCCATAGTTACCACACGATCAATACCGGCAGTTTCAATAATATCAAGAACCAACTTGGCACTAATTGGTACACGCGACTTGTCTTTGCGATCTTGACGGGCATATCCAAAATAAGGAATTACGGCAGTAATACGCTCGGCACTTGCACGTCGAGCAGCATCAGCCATAACAAGCAATTCCATCAAATTTTCATTTGCAGGATTTGTGATTCCTTGAATAAGAAAAACATCACTTCCACGAATGTTTTCCTTGAATTGGCAATAAGTTTCGCCGCTAGGAAAACGATGATGATAAATATCACCCAGCTTGGTAAAAAGATTTTCAGCAATCTTTTCCGCAAGAGGAACATTGCTGGTGCCACTGAACAATTTAAGATTCTTCATAGTTTTTATTGTATACCAATGCTATTGTGTCAACCAAAATACCTGCCTCACTTTGCTTTTCACTTACAACGCCACTAGTATAGCTCTCCGTTAGAGAAAAGCCAGCTTTTTCTAAATTGTATTTCATACGCTTTAGAAGCTCGGCATCATCATTGTGAAAATTGACAATTACAACACTAATCATTTTTACAATAATTTCAAATGTCCTGTAATAGTATCAATTTTATTGGCATAATCAGGTCCGAGTGCCAAACATGTTTTTGTAGGCACTCCATTAAATTCAGTTAATCCCGCATCAGTGATTAAATGACTTTCAACGCCATGCGACAATGCTTTGTTATGAATATCGATTAATTCTTGCTCGCTATCTACACGAACGCAAATTTTGGTAAATCTATCATTTACCCACTGTTGTTCAACATCAGTCATTTTTCGACCAGATTGAAGTTTTCTGGTCAAAAAACTAATACTTGCGTGACTACCTTGGGCAATCATTTTGCCTTTACGCATGCCCAAATCATTACGCATCACAATAACTTGTTTTACAACATCATTCATCGTTGTTATTATTATTATTATTTAACTTGTCAATATCAACTGCATGTGTTGGATATAATCCAATATTTCCATTGCTGCAACTCATAAAATAATTGTGAGTTGCTTTTGCAATTTTAGCAAATGCCATACTTACCATTTCTTCGTTGATTTCGGTTCCACTTTTATAGTTCCAAAAACTAGTTAGTCGTTGACCACCTTTGGTATCAATCTGCAAAAGAAAAATTCTATTTGCGGATTCACACAACTTACGCAATTCTTCTGTCTTTTCAAAAATTTGCGCGTCAATGTCTGGCAATTTGTCAGTATCAATTTCTGTACCATCTACGTGTTTGATAATCATAATTTTACTTTTTAATCATGCTGCGTACTTTCATGATACTTTTACCAAGCAAGTTGCGACCTGTCCAGTTTTTATCATCTAAAATAAGTGGATTACTTGCCAATAGTCCAACACCCCAAACTTTGTCATACGGACTTGCTTCCACAAGCACTTTTTCGCCGGTTGCCAATAATTTTTCTTTTAGATCAGGATTTTGTGTATATTTCAGATAGTTTGAATATACCATATAATCAAACCGAACACATTCCCACAAATCATCTTGATAATTCTTTACAACTCGACCCAAATCTTTTGCTTGTTTAGGAGTTAACTTTGCTTCCAATTGCTTGCGGGTATCAGCATCATTAAAGAAATGAGCTTTATACCACATATAAATCTGTTCGGTACTAGTGAATTCTAGATTTGTAATTGGATCTACAATTTTACAAATCTTCCAGTTACTCAACCAATTTGTCCAAAAATAGAAATGAGTATCAGTTTCTAAATTTTTCTTACCATCATATGCTTCTGCATCTTCTATAATAGTCATATTTTAATCTTTCTCTTCGTCTTCGTCTTCGTTATATAGGTCTCGGGCAAAATCATAGCCTTCCCAATTATCTACACCTGCATTTTCCAATGCACGTAGCCATTTTGCATCTTCCAGCAATGATTCGTATTCCTTTTTAGTGATCGTAATTACTTCTTCGATTTCCATATATTTTATCCTCCCATTAAATCAGTGTCCCAAGATGATGCCTTTACATGTGCCCATGAAATATCCAAATTATCCCACGATTCACCATCCCGTTGATCGTATCCATGATTTCTAGAAACAGCATAACCGTCTTTTTTAAGTTGATCAATCACAAAAGTAATAATTGTTTCTTCTGGCGATCTAATCGCCATTTGCGATCTACCTTTTTTTGCAGTTTCTTCAATGACTTTGTATACATTTTGTATATATGTATTTGTGCCGGTTGAATATGACTTTTGAGTTAAAAGACGAGCTTCGCTTGCTTTCATACAACCACTATACAGTCTTATAGAAGATTGTCAATCATATTTCATTACTTCGTATTTTCTACCAATAATATTTTTTTTATTTAATTCATCTGCCAACTCAAATGCTGGATCTGGAGCATAAAAATATTCAATAACTTGAAAATCATTGATGTTATCATCGTGAATACAAA